TTCTGGCAGATATGCTCCTGTAAATGGCGTTCTGCTTATCTGTCTTGATTTGTAGCCACTTGCATCAACCTTTTTAATATACATCTTAGGGATTCTTACAAACACATTGCCGTAGCTGTCAGTAACCTCCGTAAAGTCTTTAAACAACGGCGTTAAATCAAATTCGTTGTAGGCTTTTACTGCATCAACTCCTGCGTTTGCCACTGCTCCCCTTGCGTCCTGCATTCTTGTCAATGTTGGGCTTGAGCCTTTGTTCCAAAAACAACCGTAAACTTTGTACTGTTCACGAACAATATTTTCCAATTGTTTGCTATTTAATCTTCCAATATTAGCATTGTGCATCTCTAATATTGTTTTAAAATCATCTTGTCTTTCCATAATTTACCTCCTTTATGCTTCATTCCAATTAGTACCATCAAAGAATAAATACTTATCTGTTATATGTGTACTAACATTGACCACTATCATTTTACTTAATGGGTCACACGCTATATTAGTTGGATAAGTAGATGATAAATCAGTTGTCAAACACATATATGTTTTTATATTACTTCCTTCATTTCTAAATACTTCTTTTACACTCATATTAACCTCCTAAATTTACAATTATTTATTACAATGGAAAGGGATAATTTAATCTCCCTATTCACTACCAAGTACCGAGTATTTTACCATGCCAAGCAGTTCCACCGTTTACTGTGTAGAATTTCAATCTAATAGTTTTACCAGTTGTAAGAGTAGGAGCAGTTCCAGCATCCCATACTATTCCAGCCATCCATGCACCCATTGTACCAGTTGCAGTTGTTACTACTTTAAGTTCAAACTGTGCTTCCGTAGGAACATTAGCTACTGTCAAGGTTTTGGAATCCGTATCAGCTATTGCTATCTGGATATACTTAAATGCCTTGTTCTCCAAATCAATTGCATAAGTGTCTAAACCAGTACCACTTCCAGCAACTATTTTAACATCGAATAAATCTTCAACTTCTGGTTCTTCAATATACTGCCAAACAACTCCATCGAATCTAAGTCTAGCAATTTGCTTAAGTGATACTGCATTTCTCACCGACATTGTTGACCCATCACCTATATCCGTTGCGAAGGTAGAAACTGCATCTGTTGGAAGACATACATAATGCTTTACATTGCTTTCTAAATTATCTATTGATATTTTTACTATTGCCATATTTATCAATCTCCTTTATTAATTATTCATTTACACTATAACCCAATATTATAAATTGTAACCCTAAACCAATCAAAGTAAGATTTTCCTACTTCTGCTGTTTCAAAGTCCCATCCTAAACCAACATAATTTGGAGTAAACCCAATTTCCAATCCTATTTTGGAAGTTATCCAAACATATCCATTTAAACTATAATAGAAATCAACATACCATATTTCACCAACTTTATATATCCTAGTCTTAATATATCCACCTTGTGCTTGAACTGGTGTACCATAATAAGTATAAGCACCTCTTGTAGCTGGAGTTGCGAAAAATTCACCCATCAAGCCTTTCCAACTACCATCATATGCGTGCCAAATACCAAGTTGTTTACCAGTTGGAGATTCAGATATTAATATTCCAGTTTTGGAATAATCTTTCCAAAGATTAGTACCTAAAAATTTAGTCACAATAGTGAAATCTATACTATCAGGTGCTGGTTGAATTATACCCCTACAATCAACTCCATTATCTTGATTTTCAGCAGTTAATTCAATAATACTATTATCAACTAAAACACTTGATAGTCCTTGGTTTACCCATATCCATTTATCATCAAGAGAATCACCATCAAACTCATCATCTATAATATTAGGGTCAATAGGTGGGGCATCAATTTGATTAGCATATGCCGAATTACCACCAGTAGATAGTTCATTTAATTTTATTCGTTCACTAACTAACATTGCCACTTTATCCACACCATCGGTCATATTATCCATATCAAATGCGTCAGATACTATACCCTGTGGGTCATATATATCTTTATTCATATAATACTCGACCAATTGAATATAAGCTGTGTAATCAGATATAGGTATATCAATAGGTGTTCCTTCTACCGACATTTTAATTTTGAATGTGAACACACAAGTTTTTATTAATATCTCATCATCAACATTAAATGCTTGAAGTTCAACTTTTAAATATCCAGAATCAAAAGTTACTGTATTACTTAATTCAAATGATAAGATACCTTCACTTGGTGTTACAGATGCCGAATAAGGTATGTTATCATTAATTTGGAATACAAGCACATAATCAAATCCAGTAAATTCCTCATTGAGAGTGATTTCAAGCCTTGAAGCTTTACTCTCACCCTGTCTAATAAGGGTATCGGAGGTCAGTGTAGTGGATATATTATCTAAATCAATTGCTATTACTCTCTGTTCTGCCATTATTTACTAACCTCCTTTTTAACTACTTCCTTCTGTACAACTGGTTCTGGAGGATTTTTTGCAGTTTCCAATGCTACTTTACTAGAATCAACAGCAACAGTAGCTTGTTCTAATCCAGCAAATGCAGTTCCCCAAAAAGCTTTACCTCTTGATATATACTCATTTACATCTGAAACAATATCAACGATTGTCAAGCAATCTTCTGGACTAAGAGTTTTTGTAGCCAACAGAGTTGTATATCCCTGTGTTTTAACCAAAAGGTTATTGCTCTTATTTCTTGAGAATTTAATATCAATATCCAATAAAGAAAGGTCAAAACCTAACTTACCATTCACTATATTGAGAATGATTCTCAAAGCCTGTTTCTCTGACTTCTTAAATGCAAGTTCCTTATTCCTAGCAAGTGTTTCCAAATCTGCCCAGCCATCTCTAAGTTCAACTGCCTGTCCAGTATCTCCACCTCCACCAGAACGGTTATTCCTATCTGGTATACCAATCAAGGCATACAACATAGATTCTAATTCCTGTGAAAACAAATTCATACCAGTATGGTCAAGTTCATTACTCATAGTCTGAACGGAACTTGGATTTCCAGTAGTATTCTTCAGTAGAACGATACCTCTCTCACGCATCTGGTCATATCCATTTTGGTCTACATCAGCATTTATAAATACTAACAATGACTGTATAACTTGGTCTATATCATCAAGTCTGCCAGACTGTAAATCATTTATGGCATCCATGAGTCCAATACATAATTCCCAGTCACCTATTCTCCACATATTGTTAGGATATTCTATTATTGGAATACCACCAACTGAGTATGGAAGAAAGTCAATCATTGAATCTTCATTTACAAGTCCACTTAAATCGTCAGTTACTATTTCATATCTACCCTTATCAGTATATGCATATATTTTCATTCCAACTATTGCATTATCCTCATTAACTATGGTATAATAAGTTACCCCCAATAATGGTTTCTCTGCAATATTATTCTGATATACCACATAAGTAGTTGATGGGTCAAGAGTTCTTTCCTCAAATGGAACTTCATCTGCAAATAATCCATCGGTATAGATTATCCTATATGCAGTACCAGTCATACTTTGAAATACTCCAAGTTCACTATCAGACGAGGACTTGTCCTCATACTGTACAAACCTATTGAGCATATCTATCTGTTCTTTCTTATCCGTATATCCACTTTGTATAAACTGAATTGGTGTTCCAAGAAAGTATCCATTAACACTTCTAGTTATCATCTGAGCATGATTCATGACTATCTTATGGTTTATTTCATCTCTGACTACCTTAGTTTTTAATAAAACAGGCTGGTCACCTTTACCATAATTAACCAAATAATCTATCTCAGATTTATTCTGTAAGTGAATTACTCGGCTAGTATTAAGTAATTTAGCCAACTTAGACTTATCGTGAAGTTCTTCTGGAGTTAATTCACTAGTTATTTTTCTACGTCCTTTGAGAATCATTTATTTACCTCCTATATTCCTAATTTTCTACGGTCTAAAAACTTAATCTGTCCATCTGATAATGATTGCACTAATTGTGCCAACATCGCAATACTATCAACACTATCGTCATGTTTATTATTACCCATTTGTGTCCATTTTAGCATATCTTTCATAAATTGGGAATATTGACTATTCGGTGAATATTTACTAGGATGCTTGAACACGAAATGCTTCACAACATAATCAGCATATGTTATAATCTTTACTTGCTTGTTATTGCTACTGAAGAAAGTCCTAATACTGGTTCTACCACCTTTGGCTTTAATTAGTTCATCCAAATCCTCGGCATAGTAGTTGCCACCATTGTTCACCTCTACATCAGCACGAACTACTTTATGCTCTACCCATTTATTAGCAACCATTGGTCTAGTTATATCTGGAAGGGCATTACTATAAGTCACATCATCAATATATACAGTATCACCATATACATATCCAATAGGAGCAGACACAAAATCCTTACCCATGTTCTTACTATCGCATATCGCAACGATTGAATCGGCTGGTTCTTCTGGAAGGTCAAAGAAATACTGCAAGTCCTCTTTATGGTACAATAATCCTTCTCGTTCTATAGGCTCTTGTTTATACAATGCTCCAAAACTGGCTTCATCCATTGTAGTTTCTAAGTCCTTGTAATAATCAGTTCCAAAACCACCTAAGAAGTCGAATTGGCTTTCCTCGTTCTCGTCATAACACGATACATTAATAACCTTGCATCGAGGATTATCCTCATGTGCAGTTCCAAGTTTAGTGATTACATCATGGACAGACCATCTTGTAGCCAAATGTACTTCCTTGCATTTATCCTTCTTTCTCTGTTTACAGTTAACTGTATACATCTGCCATAATTTATCAAGTCTAGTAATTGAAAGTGCTTCTTCAATACCAGACACCAAGTCATCGCAATACAAATACTTACCAGCTTCACATCTACCAGTCATTGAACCACCAATAGGAACAAAGGTTATAGATGGATATCTCTTTGCCACCTTTAACCAGATTTCTTCCCTTTTTGCGTTCTGTGATACAAGTGGAGCATCTGGGAATATCTCATTGTATCGTGGGTTCTGAATTATCTCCATGACTCCCATATAAAAGGAAGTTGTTATACTATCTGAATAGGAAGTTGCCATTTCAGTATGCTCTGGGTACTTTCCTATAATCCAAGACAAAAACCGTATACCAGTAGTGGTCTTACCAGTTCTTGGAGGAAGTGAAATTAATAATACATCATACTTATCGTAAGTTTCCATATCATTAAAAGCTTCAAACATTTCAGCTAGGTGCTTTTTCCTGTGGTGATAAAATGCTTTAGTTGGTGACGAATGGTCTTCATCCAATTCTAGATATTTGTTATAAGAAACAAAATCATATGGAGCAACCATTCTCAATACTTCCACATAGAGGTTATATAATTCTACAAGGTCAGAAGGGGCAACACCCTCTCTTGAAAGTTCATCTTCAAGATTAGGTATTACCACCTTCACCAATTCCTCTACTTTAGTTAATTCTAACCCATTGTCCATATATCCATACCTTCATCTGTTGCCATCATATACATAAACATT